GCACATCCTGGATGAACAACGGCATAGTATGGACCCATAACCTTGCTTTGACGCAGTGTAGCAGCAGCCTTCATAATTAACTCAACGGTTAGTTCTGTTGTGGTAGAACCGATGTCTGTTGAGAAACTATCGAAAGCAGCGAAGGCTGTGGTATCGAAACTTTCACCGATAGCACGACCTGATACTTCTGCTAATTGTGCCATAACATCACCGTATGCTGAATCTTTCAACATATCTGTGACACGGCTGTAATAGACATGCTCTGATAGTGTAATCAGTGCCTGACTTGATGTGGTGTCAGCAGCAGTAGCAGCACCTTCATTGGTAATTACTTGAGCACTGCCCTGTCCCCAGATAGGCACTTGAGCAACCTTACCCGCATTCATAGGAATGGGGAAGACCTTCATTAAATTACGAGCAACTGATGTTTCATAGGCCGCAAATTCCGCATCAGTGACGAAGTTTGCGTAAAATTGGGTATTCCAATCTGCTTGATTAGCCATTATATTTTCCTTCCTTTATAGTTAATTATCGACCCTTCATTTCGCGATATAATTGTCGCTGTTTAGGATCACGCATATCGAATTTTGTTGGATCAAGTTTCGCAGGAAGGTTACTGATATTACTACGGCTATTGGTTGTTGATGGACCAGCGGCACGAAAGTGTAGGTTTGTATCTAAAAATTCACGAACTAGATCTTCTACCTGATAGGGCGTGCCCTTATCTGAATATCTTGTAGATCCCTTGTCGTCCATAATCTCTACTTCACCTGAATCATTTAGTCGCACATAAGGCTTAAGCAGTTGTTTGACCTGTTGAGGATTAACAGCACCTAATTTAGCGGCTGTGTCAATCAACGGCATATCAACGGTATAACTGCGAATAATTTCATCCCTTTTACGAATTTCTTGATCTTTCTTTTCTGCTAACTCTTGAATTACCTTATCGAACTCACCTCGCTTCTTGGCTTCTTCGGTGCGTCTGCGTTCGTAATCCTGTTTGAGTTGTCGCAGTTCTTCAACATCTCCTAAATCTTCATATTGTTTAGATAATTTTTTAGTTAGGCTGCTACGCAATCTAGCCATCATATCATTAACTTCGGATTCAGAATATGTTTTCTGTGCCTGGTCTTGTTTATCAGACGATCCAGTATCGTCATTTGCCAATGTTTCTGTGTCGGCCATTGTTGCCTCGCCTTTCATTAAAAAGTAATTGTGATTACTATTTATTGAGCAGATATTTTTTCGGCGTATTTTGTGCGTAATTCTGCCAGTCTTTGTCTATTCTGTTGAATTAGACAGGGCACAGGTGTGCTCATATGATTAAAATTAGGATGGCTCCATAACCATTCATTTTCCGTATCTCTATTTTCTAAATCGGTGGCTAATTTTTTTAATTTGCGATGATTAAGATCACAGATATAGACTCGTGCTTCTAATGGTGGTTCCAGTACTAGGCGATAACCTCGCCACCGGACTATATCAATCAGTCCTTTGCGATAAGCAGGCAGACTCCAGGGGCACACACTTCGTATGCTCCTGAAGTAATCTAACCAATTAACCTCTACGGCCTGGTTTCTTTTTCTTTCCACGGTTCATTGCCATCTTTATCTCCCTTTAGGTGTGAAACGATACTTCTGACTTTTAGGTGCTGCCTTACGAGCAATACTTAATGCTATGGCAACTGCCTGTCGTTGAGGCACACCTGCTTTCATTTCTGTTTTAATATTTTTAGCGATTGTGTGTTCGCCATATCCCTTTTTGAGAGGCATTATATTTGCTCCTGTTCTAAAATATTACGGGCCCATACCAATGCAGCAGGTCCGCCCCATAGTAGGTATGCCTGTGTTCCCGGTGTGTCTGTGCCTGGTCGATAATATACTTGTGCTCTACTCAAGAAACTATAAGTTCTTTTAACAATATCTAAACTAACTAATTCCCTATTAGCGAATTGACGAGCACGAGCAAGTCCTATAGCAGTGCCGCCCCGACGACTTGCGGGTGCTTGTTCTCGTAGTCTTAATGCTCTACGGGCTGCTGCGGCCATTGCTTCTGTAGGTTTATACATCAATCTTCTTCTTTGTGAATATATCCCTGCTCCATATAGGCAATGTGTTCTTGCTCTGTTCTTGCTATAACTTCTTCTCCTGTTTCAGGATTATACATAGTGTGGGCTTCGAACAAAGGTTGAGGGGGTAGATTTTCTGCTTCAATTGACACATATTCAGGCATAATGAGATCAGCATCTTCACCTAATACTTCTAATATTTCGTGATCAATAGCATAGAGCACACGAGGATCAGTGGCTGCTGATTTAGCACTGACTAATTCTTGTATTTCTCTATTAGTATCTCTAACATTGAAACTATCAGGATACTTAATCTCACCATCCCAAGTTAATCCCTGATAGACAGCAAATAATTTCCATATCTGTTCTTCGGCTAATTCTAAATTATCTGCAACGGTTGATAAGCGAGCATTTAAGAGTTGAAATTCTGTTTCCAATGCCACACCACTCATTTCTCTAGCAGCAGTAGCACGAATACCACCTGTGTTTGCCATACGATCAATTGCTTGAATCAGTTTATCCTGTGTTGAATGAATACTACCCACTGCTGAACTTGAGAATTCAAGAGCATAGGGATTCAATCCCGGATCACTTCCTTGCTCTAGAATAATTAATGCTCCTGCTCCTGCTCCGACCTGTGCGTTAGGTGGTACTACGAGTGTAGGATGTGTGCCTAATCTTATTGCCTGTTCATTTTCAGAGTTCATATTATACAACATCTTCTGAACATCTGCTATATCATTTATAACACTAACGCCTATACCTTTTTCAATTGATCTTTCGTTATAGACTAGCACAGCAGGAATAATACCTAATTCATTAGGTTCAATAGTGCGAATATTTGCTGTGCGTTCTATCTGATTCATTTCCCAGGTTTCAATGGTTTCAGGACGCCATATCTTAACTACCTGAATACGATCGATAACTTCTTCTACATATTTGAGATAGACTAATTCATAGGCACCTGTGGCTCGACGACGCCAGGTAAAGTCTGATACTACTAAAGGTGTCATTAGATTTATATAAGGTCTTACACCTTCTTCCATTTCCTGCTGTGCTGTGGTAGCACCTACATTGGGTTTAGTAAGAATACACCAGCAGTGTCCGAATACACCGCTCCAGATAGCCACCTGTTTCATAAAATCATCGAAACTGCGACCTTCATAATCGCAGTCCTTGAGAAAATCTTCTACATCCCAACGACCCTCCCAGGATTCGAAATCTCTATCTGGATGCTGTCTAAAAAGAAAACTGATATAGGTTTGAATAACACTTTGACATTGATTATCTAAAGGAGTGTTATATAATCTCTTTTGGTATTCACCATCATTCTCTAATTGATAGCGTGTTAGATGTCCTGCATCACGGTATTCTTTACCACCTACATAACTTTCATAGAGAAATTGCCATCTATCACGATATTTTAGATAGAGTTGATGTGTAGTTGATAATGCTATATAATCTTGTTGTAGGGTAAAATTGCTACTGGCCATTTACATTTTCCTAAATGTGTTTTCGGGGTTTGAACTGCCTAATTTATGACCCCACATTCTTATAGCAGGTTGCTGATAGGGTAATTTAATGGGGAACATATAATCCACCATATACCTCAAGGCATCTGCCATATGATCGAAACCTGATTCTTTGTCTGGTATTGATGATCCCTGTTTATAGGTCAGTTTCTCCAGACACTCAATGATATATTTACACGACGGGTTTATAAACAGAGTCGATATGCCCGAACTACTACGCAATTTAGCATTGACGGCATTAACACCATCTCTAACTGCGTTGTGTGCATGAGGTGCTAATACCTTAAAGCCCGCAGCCCTTAAGATTGTATGATCTGTTCTACCTCCTGCTGATGTGCGACGCTGTGCGCCCGCAGGATCAGGATAGGCCGTGATCACACTCAAGGGATAGCGTGATTTAATTTCTTCTACTAATTCATCTGTGTTCGAACCCATAATTCTTATTTCATCTATGATCCAGAGTTCATCACCTCTACGCACTGCTACCACAGCACTAACTGGATCTATATTGAAGTCTATTCCAATATGCAATTGATCTAACTTTAGGTTATCAGGAGTTCTAACATTATATTTTCTATCGAAAGCATAGAACACACGACCGCTGAAGGTCTCGAATGTGGCCATATATTCTTGACGAAATGTTCTTTCATCAAGTGTGCTACGAGCGGCTTCTATTTCCTTTTCACTGACATTACCGCCGTCTATAGTTGTGTATTGAAAACTACGCCACTCATCAGGGAATTCAGTTTCAAGCGAATATAGGTCGTGTGCCCAATTAAGTCCTTTAGGTGTGCCGATAAAGAGAGCATGTCCCATACGATCAGATAAGGTAGGTCGAAGAGTTTCATACCAAGCATCAGGATCTATGTCTGCGAACTCGTCTAGCACAAGATAATCTAATCCCACCCCGCGAAGACTATCGTGATTGTCCGCACCTTTAAGACTGATCACTGATTGATTCTTTAGTTCAAGAGTTAGTTCTGTTTCATTGATCTTCTTAACCCAGCGTAGATCTAGTAATCTCTGTTTAAGTTTCTTCCAGGTAATCATTTTAGCCTGGCGATAAGTCGGTGCCACATACCATACCGTGCGTTCGGGCATACGAGCATTAAAACATAATTGTCTAATGCTGAGATGTGTCTTGCCAAATCTCCTTCCCGCTATAACACACTTAAATCTTTGTGGTGCCGCTACTATTTCTTGTTGAGGCAGACTTAGAGCCATTATTCATTATCAGTCCAAGGAAGGGGTTGCAGTGCTTCAGAATTGACTCCATTTTCAGATTGGCCCAGAATGTTTTTGCCTAACCATATGAGCATTACGGCATTACCACTTAAGGCCAAACTTAATTGAGCACGGCGAAGACTCTGCTTTAAGTTCTCACGACCTTTTATGAGTTCTACGCTAAAGTTGTAGGTTAATGTATTTTCATCTATACCAAACCACGCAGCAATTTCAATATCCTTACAGCCTATTTGAGCCAGTTTATAAACTTCTTCAGGAGGGATAATTTTCTTATCACGGCCTACCACACGGCCTTCAACTTCTTTAGTACCTGTTCGGGGCGTTTTTCTCTTATTCTTTTTATGTTCTTCTTGTTCTGACATCCTTTATTTACTCAATCTCGCAAAAAATCATAAAGAAACCCCCCTACAGCATCTTGCTATAGAGGGGCCTGCTTTTTGATATTATTATTATACGACTGCGACAGACTAAAGTCAATAATAAAAATATCCAATTAGCCCATAATAGGGCTGAATCACAGCCCTATTAATTATTTGAAATAATTATGGTTTAATGGTTTTTTATCTTCTAGATAACGCTGGCGTAGGTTTTCTATTGTATTACCAGTAAGATCTTTGCGATAACCATCACTCTCTAAAAATATTGCCCATCTTAAGTTTTGTTCTTCTTTTGTTAATTTTTCGAAATCGTTTTGTGTCATTTTTTCTAAAGGGTAGTTGCCTACCCTTATTCTCCTTATTTGAATTTAGTTTCTAATCGTTCTAAAATGTCGGCAATTCGTTCTAATTGCCAGGATATACTATGCAGTTCATCTCCTACGGTTTGTCCGTAATCATTATTTGGATTTAGGTGATAAGAGATATCATCAATGCTGTTAATAATTTCTGTAATTTGTTTTTCAATTGACATATTTTTTTCCTTTAATATTGACTGCGTCTGTCGCAGTAATATTATTATATATAAATTATTTATTCAAGTCAATAGATCAATTTGCTCATTTTCTACAGGTTATTTCTTTAGGTGAGTTAGGACATTGAAAACTGGTGCAGCGTTGAAATTCGCCATTTACTCGTTGCGTATATTCTTCTATATTGCAACCGGTATCACCACAACCAGAGATTACTAATACGATTAATAATAGGTATTTCATCGGGCTTTACTCAAGCAGTGACTAATCTTAATAGTATGTAGGTCATAATTAGGATACCGTGTGATTTGAATATATCGTGCTATCTGTTCTGTTTCCTTACTGGCCATACATTCTGGCGTAATTCTGCTCTTGCTGGGCCAAAAGATATAAACGCAGAATACACAAATACATAATACCAAAGTTAGTTTAAGAATCCGATCCATTTGTTCATTGAGTGCTAGCCAGTTCATTAAGATATCCTATGTGTGTTAATATATTATTATTTTAACAAATAAGCCAAGGATAGTCTATTATACTTTAGTATTCTGTTGCGTTATCACAACTGGGAGCAGGAAGGTTTCCCCTAACCGTATCTGGAGTCAGCGGGTAGCAACGCCTCTCACTAGCACTCCTGCTTGTGCTCCAAATCTGCCGGACTGATCCAATCATAATCCGGATATTCTTGTAGAAATTGATATATGGCACTTTCTTCAGTTCTTGCTCTAACTGAACGATATTGTTGTTGTTCCGCTAGAGTATAGGCTATTAGAAATTGTTTATATTGTGTTTTAACAAATTCTTCCGTATCTATCATAACTTCCACTCTCTAATAGATCCCAGGCACTATCATAAAAATCATAGCCTAATAATATGGCCATGGTATGTGCTGAACTATTCATTCGTACCCAACAGCCTCGCTCTATTTCTATAGCACCTAATTCTTTAATTTGCTGAAATGATTCAAGGGGTAATCTCTGTATGTTTCTTCTACTGATAAAAACATGATCCTTCAACGACATTCTCCAATAATAGTTAATCCATTGACCATGCCTTCTAGAGTAATTTTAAAATCAGGATTTTGAGCACTATAACCTGGTGGAGGTTCTAGATCTATACTCTTATTCTTTTCTGATTCAGGGACTTTATTATCAGTATTCATATTGGTATAATTCATCAAGTCGTAGTCCTAATAAAATAGCCAAGGTATGTGTGGCACTATTACGACGAATAGTATAGGCCTGTAGTTCAATATGATAGACAAAATCTTGTTCAGAGGCCTGCTTTCTTAAAATATCTGCTGCACTGGGATTTGTATATAATTCGTGAGCATATACCACGGTCCAATCAGGATTCTGCTTCATAAACTTCTCTAAAGACGCATTCCTTGACTGCCTCGCCGCCCACAACTCCCCGAACGATAATTTCGTCATAATGGTTTCTAGCAGTTCGTTGATTGGAGTAAGTGAAACGGGCGGTCTGCTTATTGGTAAGTTGTAATTCGATGGCATAGTGATTAACCTTTTGTGGATTTCGCAAGAGTGCGGCTTTTTTCATAAAATAATACCTTCTAATAGTTGTAGTCTGCGTTCATACTCTTTGTTGATCAGTTCTAAACTTTCAATTTTTTTTGATTGAAACTTTATATAGTTTGATATTTTAATCTGTTGATCTAGGATATGTGCCGTGGTCTCAAGATTATGTCGAATAGTTTGTTCTATTCTCTCTATTCTTGTTAGCGGATCTTCTATATCATCGAGCATGGAACTTCTCCTCTTATAACATCATCTACAGGTAAGTTAAAGTTTCTTCTATTCTTACACCATAATTGTTGATGTCTAGTCATTAGCATTGAATTAGTCATAGTCCAGGGCTGTGTAGGATCTATGCGGCTTAAACATACACTATCTTTGTGGCGTCCTCTACGCATAAACATCTGTTCATCGGGAAAGAATAGGCAATAGTCTTCATAGGTCAATAACCATACTTCATTTCTAAACTTGGCCTGTGCTCTTTGTCTATGAAAAGCAGTTCTACGCTGTTTTTCCCAGCCCTGATATTTTTCTGGTCTCATCGGGGTCTTACCACTTCCTTGTCTGTCCATCCACGATTAATTCTACTGACTAATGTGGCATACTTTATGCCTGTCATCTCACTTACTTCAGTTATATGTCTAATCTTATTACGGTACTTGATAAAATATCTACCACAGGCTCTTAAGGTGATATTTTTAGATAAATCATATTTGACATTACCTGGAACCCAGCCTAAACTGGGATCAACTATGCTGAACTTATATTCAGGACCAGGTTTATAACCTATATCATTTTCGACCCAACTGGCAAAATATTCGAAATCATCAAGTCCTTCTACAGGTCTATTAGGTTCATATTTGGGATTACGACTATTGAGAACTATTTGCCTAATGCGTAGCCAAGGACGCCATAGAGGATTTTGATATCTTGAAGCATATTTTCTTTTAATCTTTTTCATAATCTTGTCCTATATTATATTTATTCAATCCTAAATAGATCTTTAATTTTTTCTCGTGCTAGTAATTCTTTATAATCTTTACTACCACGACTGGCAGCACGAAGTCTTTCTAATAAAGGTCGTATCTGATCCATATCACCTAACAATTGCCATTCATCTCTGGCTTGACCTGGAACTATTCTCCTACTATGCTCTATGTTGTCTATAATCCAAAGCAGTATATTTTTATTAGGATCTACAACTTTGAATTTATTAAGTCTTAAAGCATCAACTAATCCTGGCAAATATCTAGTTTGAAAGTTTTGCCAATTAACTGAATTTAAGACCTTATACTTGTAATCTACCATCCATTGACACACGGTTATTAAGTGTTCTAAATCTGGTTCTGTTAATTCTACATAATCTATTTTCATTACCTTATCTCCTTCGGGTAATTTATTTAGTGTAGAATTGATTTTTTCGGTGCTTTAGGTTATAATAATACCTTTTTCTTGACCTATTTTAACTTCCTGTTTGCTCAACCAGGCCACAAACACTTGGCAATCTCTACAATAATATTTGTAGAAGTTATGTGCGGAGGACTGCTGAATTTCTACTTGATGTTCTCGATGTTTCACTAAAGGTGGGATAGGTTTCTTTTTCATTTTATTAGATCTATATGGCGAAAGGAATGCCATCTAAAATCTAGCATATCTCGCACAGGCACTATGAGAAAGACATCATTAAGGTCGAGTTCAATAAAACTTTCATAACCTAGATGCTGTTTAATTAAATCATAATCAATATTATGAAATCTATCCCATATCTCATCTTGCGTAGGAGGATTTTTGCCTTCTCTTTCTTCGGGACTCATCCAGGCATTCCAACTTAATAATTCTAAACTATTCCAACATATTTGACTGCCTTCGGGATGGTTCTTATCTAACCAGGTAAAGAATTGACTATATCCTAGATTCTTACCTATAGGTACTATATAATTCATTCTTCTTCCTCATAAGGTTGTGGTTCAGCATAATACCCCATATACTCTGTTTGCTGGTACTGATGAGTTAGGCATTGGTAATAAAAATCTCTATCGTATTCCCATTCAGCAAAATTCACTAACTTACCCCTATGTTGTGGAGGTTCATTGTTATCATATTCATACCAGGTGAATTCTGCTCGTTTTTTATTAATATAAATCACACAGCCTAAATTATTATAGTGAGTAATTTCACAATTAGGCAATTGCACCCTTGTTTGTCTATTTCTAGGTATTCTATATTGACTATGTGAAATTAAAGACCAATAAAATATTATTTGTTCTTGTTGGGGCAGATTGACATAGATGCTGACATAATCATCGTTTAGATAAGCCTGTGCTAAACTAGTCATCTTTTTGCATTTCCCAAGCAATTAGTTGTCGAAATTCATCACTATTTTCCCATTCCATTTGATCAGCATACTCTTCTACATATATTTCTAACCAATTATCGAAATCTAAAGGTTCTTTAGTATCTAAATTATAGATTTCTTCGCAATCGAATAGTGCAAATACATCACAATCCAGATAATTCTGATATTTTTCCACAAGATCGGGACCGTGTTTTATTACCATTAATATTGCTTGTTGTGATTCAATCCATCGCATAATTTATCTCCTTAAGTTTATTATACAGCAGTTAGGAATTTAGTCAAGCATTTCGGTAAAATTAAAAAACCTTACAACATATATAAAAAATAAAAAAATAAAACACTTATATATAACCTTCTTACTTTCGAAAAACCTTACAACATATATAAAAAATAAAATAATAAAAACACTTATATATAACCCTACTCTACATATCTCTATCTTGTTCTATCTTACTCCACGAGAACTTGACCTCATACCCCGTTTGATTTCGAACTACATATTCTAACTCATTAGGAGTAAAGAACACATCACTTCGAAATCCATCGTGTTCGAGAAATACTCTCGCAGATCTCGTATTCATATATCTCCTCACAGATTTCATTACTTCACCCTCTAACCTCTTATAGTAATCAGTTCTATCACGACCAGTTAGTCTCCGTTTTCTCCTCACACCCTGTGAGGTATAGTAATATGATCTCTCTATGTCCAGACCTATGACCTGCCATAATTTTCGAATATCCTTAATGAGATATTGAATGAATTCATTTAATTTCAATTGACGCATTATATAATGATTATTATTGATTATGCGTAAGATTTTATTATCCCTGTTATGAGAAAGGGGAGCACTCATAATGATGGCATTCAATACGGATTTAACGGATTTAGAACCTAAATTAAATTCTACACATAATTGATCTCGAACTGATTGCTTGTGCTCAATAAGATATTCTAAATAGCACAATTTTGCGGCGGCGGATTTCAGTTTATAATATCTTTGTAGTAGCAGTGTAGGGGCACAACTTTCGATGTCATAATCATAACAATAACCTCTGCGGCTCCACTCAATAATTTTATCTTCACGAGGTATATATTGTAGTCCGTTATATAGTCGAGAATCAGAACCTAGATTATATTCGAACTGCCCTAATGCAATCTGCTGCTCTTGTTCTTGAAATCTCTGCTCAATTCGTAATTTTTTTAATTCAATTGAGGGAAGACCTATGCGTTCTGCTATTCGATTGAGGTGTAGAGTATTAACACTATATTTCTTACAACTATGTCCTACTTCATATCTGTCATTAACGGTTATTAACAGCATATTTTTAAGATAGCGTCCTACATCACTATTGCCGAAAATTCGTCTTATTTGACTGCTATGAATTGATCGAGGTTCCAGTCCGATAGTATCTCGTAGATACTCAATTATCTTTCGTGTTCTTCGTTGTGTGCTAGCATTTGTCCAGCAAGGTTTATAAGTCATACAATCTCCTTGTTTAGCACAATTATTTAGTCATACAAAAGAGAACCCCCGATTTCTCGGGGGGTAAGTTGCTAAACTTTAGGATTTTCTATGTCTGACTAGTCCTCATTGCAAGGACTACTATTTCTCATCTATTTGACCTTGCCCGTCGGAGATTTGAGAAATAACTTCGGAGAACGGAGATTGATATTATTAAGGATTATGCGGCTTGTTCTCTTCAGTAATATTATTTAGCAAGAATTCTTATTAGTAGGTAATTTTGTGATAAAACCGCAGATATTACAACGCCTTTGAATACACTCTTTTAGTATTGCTATATCGAATATCTGTCCTTTGACTTTTTTGAGGCAGATTTCACAGGTTTTTTCTCGGCGTGCTCGAAAATATAAACTACCATCTATGCGTTCATTTAGTGATAGTTTATCCCAGGATTTTTTAGTATATTTTATATCACGACTGAAGTGTAGTTCAATGACCTGTTCCAGTTTATTTCTATCCAATCCTGCTCCATTATTGTTTGACAATCAGTACGGCACTGCAAACCAGAACTAGAATACCTATTGCGGATCTAACTGCCAGAGTGATTATCTGTGTCTTAACACTTTCAATGAGATTTGATATGCCATCAACTTTCTTTTCAAGACTATCTAATCTACGATTAATTTCATGAACATGCTGTTGTAGTGTCATTTTACGATTGCTCATTTGGTGTGCCTTCATATTCCGCGTGTATATTATCTTGTCCTACAGGTGGAGGATCTATAAATCCCACATAATATTCGCCAGTGACTACAAAATTCTGACCATAATACATTTGTGATCCATCTACGGTTAATACAATCTGTGAAGGGCTAACAGGAGTACCTGTTAGACAATACCAAGTTGAACTACCGTTTCCGCTAAAATAATCATTAATTAACATTATACTCTCTCATCTCGTAAAATTGGGATAGATAGTAGGATATCTAGCACTAGATACCGTTGAGGTCATTGCTCCCATATTGACCCAAGTGGAGGTAGTGGCAGGATCACGCCTAAAATAGGTAGTATTCCCGCTAAAATGAGCACTAACTACAAATCTACCATCACTACTACAATCTATACCATATCCATCTGGACCAGCAGGCACCGTAGCAGGATTGGCTGCTTTCATAAATGTATCACCTGAACGCAGATAAAAATGAACATAGGGAGAATTTGTTCCATTACATACCAAATATTCACTATTAGTTCCTCCCCAGGCCACACCATAAACATTACTGGGAGGCTGTGTAGGATCTACACTGATTTTGGTAAATGTGCCAGTAGAATTGCGATTAAAGATTGCTAATTTTCTTGTAGTAGTGGGTCCTCCACCTATGGCTATACTAGTTCCACTATTATTCCAAGCAACATCTTCACATCTATTATTAGGATGATTTCCTTCTAATGGATTAACAATTTTAGTAAATGTTTTGGTTGATTCATCGAATGTATAGGCAAGAAAATATGGAGCACTACTCATCACCATACAGAGAACATCACCTTGCGGACTCCAACTACATTTTGTCATTGAAATAGTTGCTGTTATTGCAGCAGTGAAACTGGCTGTGTTTGTGACCGTAGTAAATGTATCCCCGTTTCTTTCCCATACAACACATTGTCCTAAATTATTATTTGCATCGAATACGCCTGCAATATATTTTCCACTAGGATGCCAACTAATTCCTTGACAAGCCTTATTAGGAATATGACCTGCTCCAAAATCAGGTAATTTAGTATAACCATTTCCTATTTTGTTAAAAAAGAATACATAGGGACTAGCAGAATAGGCCACCGCCAAGGTAGTGCCGTTAGGGTCGAATCTAAAAGCATTTCCAGTGCCGGAAGTAGGAAATCCCGTACTGGTTGTTAAATTATTAACAGCAGTGAAAGTACCTACTTCTCTTGTTTCAATATCTACAATTTCTACTCTTGGATTTGTTGCGGCTCTACCTTGGCTCCACATATATTGGCCAATCATTCGGCCCATTTGATTCTGATTAAACAACATTAGACAAATCCTTTATTCAGAGATGCCAGATATCTTGTGCCATCATAGTAGATATTAACCACATCTACACTTGAAGTAGTTGAAGTTAAGACACGATTATTACCTGCAAATCTCATAGTTGAAGAAAGTGTTCTTGTGCCTGTGGTAGCATCCTGCGTAAGCACTAACATAAGCATACTGCCTGTTGAGACATTTGTGATACTATTCACCGTTATATTACCCACTAATGTCATTAGATGAACCGTGCCTGAACTGATATCAGGAGTAATAGTTCCGCTGACATTACCGTGATTATATTGTGTGACTCCACCACCCGCTCCTGCCGGGCCACTTGGTCCTTGTGGTCCTTCTGGTCCGGTTGCCCCTGTGACACTGGCTCCGCTTGGTCCCTGTGGTCCTTGAGGACCTGTGGCTCCATCCACTCCGATTGTGCCATTAGCACCACTAGGTCCTTGAGGGCCTTGAGGGCCTTGAGGTCCGGTAATGCCTTGTGGTCCTTGTGGTCCTTCAGGTCCTTGAGGTCCGGTTGCTCCCTGTGGTCCTTGTGGTCCTTGTGGTCCTTGTGGGCCCGTAATACCTTGAACACCTTGAGGGCCTTGCGGGCCAGTTGAACCAGTAGGTCCAGATGGGCCTTGTGGTCCTATAACACTGATATTAGTCCAAGTACTGCCATTCCATCCTTGAAAATATTGTGTGCTGGTATTCCAACGGAAACTATCTTCTATAGCAGTGCCCGTGATATAACCACTGCCATTTGTGCTATCAATACGCCATACTACACCTAAAAATTGTTGTAGATAAGTGCTGCTTGTAGGAGGCACATTGGTATAACCACCTGCGGCACCTAGATAGACATTATCACCAGTTTGAAATAGACTGGTATCTACACCTTTTATTTCACCTAAAATCAGTGCTCTACCTTCAGCATCATTGGCAATAGTTTCGTCTAATACGGCTATGGCAGGTGATTTTGTTAGGTCATCAGCACGAGCAGCCGCTACGGTAGGGGTATTTCCTGATATGCCCACTTGATAAACAGGCGTGCCTTTAGCCAAGGGTCCGCCACTGACATTCTTTACCGTTTCATAGATTGTTTTAGCATGAACACGATCAGTCCATACCGTGTCATAATCTGCGGCACTGGCCTTTTCTAAATATTCACCAGTTAGGCCACCTGCAGGTAATCCTGCTCCGCTGGGTCCTTGTGGTCCGGTAGGGCCCGTATTACCACCAGGCCCTTGAGGGCCCTGTGGTCCGGTTGCTCCCGTAGGTCCTGACGGGCCTTGCGGTCCAATTACGCCTTGTGGTCCTTGAGGGCCAGTTGCCCCTTCTGGTCCTGATGGACCTTGTGGTCCTTGAGGTCCGATACTACCCTGCGGTCCTTGAGGGCCAGTTGCACCGTCTGGTCCGGAAGGTCCCTGTGGTCCAATTACGCCTTGAGGTCCTTCGGGACCGGAAGGTCCTTGCGGGCCAGTTGATCCTTGAATACCCTGTGGTCCCTGTGGTCCGATTACGCCTTGAGGTCCTTCAGGTCCTGATGGTCCTTGAGGTCCAGTTGATCCTTGAATGCCTTGAACCCCCTGCGGACCTTGAGGTCCGGTTGAACCCTCGGGTCCTGATGGCCCTGATGGACCTTGAGGACCAATACTACCTTGTGGGCCTTGAGGTCCTACTACACTTGCTCCACTGGGTCCAGAGGGTCCTTGTGGTCCGGTAGAACCATCAATACCTGCTGTGCCCGAAGGTCCGCTTGGTCCTTGTGGTCCGGTACTGCCCTGAACTCCTTGAGGACCAGTTGAGCCCTGCGGTCCTTGTGGTCCCTGTGGTCCTGCCTGTATGCTGACTATGCCCTGTGTGGCTATACTGACTTCAGTAATAGTAGTAGCAATATTGACTTCAGTTTGCGTATTATTAACCGTAATAGGTGTATCATCAATGCTAACGGTGAATGAAGCAGCAGGCACAATCGTAGCCGTGAAACCATAGACAACCTCGGTTATGGTGAATGTTATACTCATTTTAACTTATAGCAGTATAACCTGCTGCCTGTGTGGGATCGGTAGGCTGAACTCCGGGTTCATAACACTGAATAAAGGCCCATCTATGCGTGTTAGTGGCTGCGGGACTACCTGCGTCTGTCCAACTGACTCCTACCACGGTTATAGGAACATTTTTGCGAGCATCTGCGTAGATAGGCCCTGAATACATATTTTTAGGTATAGTTATATTGACTAAACCTGTGGCAGTGTTAGTGACTAGGATATTTGAAGAAGTTGTTATAACACTGGCAGTGAAAAATCCTATGACCGTTGAATTTGCGAAATTAGGATCTCCATCTCGTGTATAGGCAATCTCATCAACCACTAATGTTTGATAGTCTGCGTGAAATGTCCATCCTGCGATGTTTTGACTGAAATTATATTGTAGAGTGCGTTGAGTTGAAGGAAATATTTCTTCAATGATGACCTGATCCGGTCCGCCTAAAAACTCACTCCATTTTAATACGCCATTGGCCATATGATTCTCCAGATAAGTCGTAAAATCTCGACACTAGGGTATCGAGAAGTTCTTATAGATATTTACTTATAGTACTAATTTTTCTACACAAAACCCTTGTTTAATGATGCCCAGTATGTGGTTCCATCATATAACACACTAACAATATCAGTAGAGGCAGTTGTTGAAGTTAGCACTCGATTATTACCTGCGAACTTCATTGTTGAGGATAAGGTGCGTGTGCCTGTGGTTGCGTCCTGTGTTAATATTAATAACATTTGACTACCAGTAGTAATATTTGTTATAGAATTTATAGTTATATTACCTACAAGAGTCATACGATGTATGGTTCCTGAATTTATGTCTGGCGTTATAGTTCCTGTGACATTACCGTGGCTATAAACCGTAGCGGCTCCACCTGAACCTGCGGGTCCGCTTGGACCTTGAGGACCTGATGGTCCTTGAGGACCGCTTGGCCCTGTTGGACCTATTAAACTTGCTCTACTTGAGATAGGAATACCATCGCCGGAGAATATCAAGGTATTAACGGTCACGGTTGTGGCTACCGTAGGCACATAATGAGTAATAGTTGAGGCTGCTGCTGTGATTAAATTTTGATCAGTGACAGCATCCTGTATGCGAACAGATCCGCCTGTGCCTCCCGTGGCCCATTGAATAGTATCTACATTAAATCCGGCACTCTTAACATATACTTCGGCATTTTGAAAAGTAAATGAACCACCAGGAGTATAATATATGGTATCATTAGTAAAATTAGGATCATTATAGAATCTGTTAGTGCCTGTTCCTATATAGATACTTTGATATACGGTTAAGGTATTTGTTGCTGTTATATTGGCAAATACAACACTACTGGTAGTATAAAGATCCTGGTCAGTTCTACTTGGTCCTGTGGGTCCAGTTGCTCCCTGGGGACCTTGAGGACCTGAAGGTCCACTTGGACCTGTGGGACCCGTTGCTCCTGTGACTAAACTGCCAGTGCTAATTTCGCCTGTGCCCGCATTATAATAAAGACTGGTCAGTCCTGTAGTGCCAGTATGTGCTCTAATAGGTTTAACATAGAATGAATTACTTGTTGCGGGGTTAAATTCACTACCTGAAGCATTTAGGGTTATGCTGTTATTCTGTTTATGAACACTTGGCGTTGCAGCAGCAGCCAGATAACCTATAGCAATAGAATAGGTGCCTAAACCATATCTACCTGCGTAATAACCTATGCCCACATTATAATCAGAATCGAAACCTGTGCTAATAGCACCATTGGCCCCTCTGCCGATACCTATTTTGCCTTCCCCTATACCCGCTGCATCTCTGCCAATATATACCGTATCGGTGCCCGCACTAAAAGTTCCTGCCTGATGTCCAATGGCAATGGCATAAGGTGCAGGATAATCATTTAAGGTAGAATAACCTATACCTACTCTATATCCAAGATCATCTGATTCAACAAAATTACCAGATTCCCAACCTATGAATACATCATAATTGCCTTTGCCAGTAAGCCCCGCAGCAGGTCCGATTGCTATAGTACCCGTGCCTAAATAATTGCCTCCTGCATTTGATCCTATTGCAATACTATCTATTCTTTGATTGGTTTTACCTGCCAAGGCTCCTATTGCTATAGCATTTCTTTGTTGATTTGTTTTGCCTGCTTCGAATCCTATAGCCACAGATTGACCTAGGCTGGCTCCTACTTGTTCGCCCTGGTTTTGATAGCCTGCTAGATAACCTATGGCAATACTACTAGTTGTCTGTCCTATTGCTCCGGCATTTGATCCTATGGCAATTATATTTGTGCCACTGGTAGAAGTATTATGAACAAATTGACCTAAACCTATAACGGTAGGACCACTTGCTCCTGTCTTATCGCCTAATGTTGCCCAGGTTGCTGTGGAACCTCCACCTCCACCTCCACCTCCACCTCCCGGTGGCACTGCCCATTGTCCATCATTACGCAAGAAGGTTGAAGTACTACCTGTGGGAGGCGGAATCACATAGGTATTCCAGGTTAAGGTATTATCTATATCAAGGTTAGGTGTGTATAGATAATCTTCTGTGGAACTTGATAAACTGGTAATATATTTTAATTCTACGGTAGCATTAAGAGCAGTAAAGGTTCCTATGGTATCTGCCATAGAGATATAATACTCTATGCCATCTGTGGCCTGATTAATCATAATCTGTTCAGCATTCAGCACAGCACCACTTTGTAGATAACCGAAATCATTAAAGATACTAGTGGCTGTGCTAAATCCGCTTTGTAGATTAGGATATAAGACTATGCTGCGAGCCTTAAACGAAAGAGTATCTTGAGGTAATGCAGGAGCACTCCAATAACCTATAACAACATCACCTTCTACAAAGTCTTGATCACCACTAGGCCAGGCACGAGTTAGCCAATCATATACGCCGGGATTATCAAGTAATTCAATATACCAATCAACTGCACTGATAGGCGGACTACCAGGTGGAATTGTCACACCTAATTCTATATCTAAAGTGTTTAGATTTATAGTAGAACTGGTATGTATAGGAGCGGGTAATAAATTAGCGGGAGGTATATTTGTGTTAGGTTTATCTTCACCATCTGTTTGTGTGTCATCACTATAAACTGCTGCATTGTATTCTAATGCAGTAATCTCTACTGCTAGACCACCATCTTCACTTTCTGTTTCCCTTACACGAGTTATTCTAAATAATTTTTCCGTGAAATCGTATATAGGATTTGTGACCTTAACTACATCACCTACTTCACAGACCAGTGCAGAATAGTCTGCTGTGAATTGTATAACTAAATCATATCTACTCTGATTTAATTCAATAAGTCCTATGCGTCCTGCCTGAATACCATTATTAACAAGATCCAAACGCATACGCATTAGATTATCAGGTTCTAAATTATTACGCTGTGCTATGGGTATAGATGCTTTATAGAAATCGCTTTGATCACGAGCATTACGATTAGCATAACTTACTTCAACAGAATTATAGAGATCTTCTAAATTAGTTGAGGTTAGATTGATATCACTGATAATGTTATCATCATCGAACACAAAGGCATCGGATAATTCGCCTGCTGTGGCACTGCGATTTATTACTACACCCCATTTACCTGTCTTATGATCATAGGTAGTCCAGGAACTTGAAGCGAGATTAATACGGTCTATATTATTCTTAACGGTATCACCTGTGTTCAATACACCGTTTATAATATATCTTACCTGTGTTGATGTAGATCCATCATTATTAAACTGATTTGTGGGAACCTGATTAGACCAAGACTTAAGACTGGTTGATGTAGTGCCTGTGACTGAATCTAAATCAAGATTTGAAATATCTAATCCCGCTCCATAACGACTATTTGTCATATAATCGACCCAGACATCACCTGGATTGCTTATACTATTCGTTAAGTCGAAGGTCATAGTAGGTAATGCTGTGGTGCCTGCTTGACTATTATAGGTTAATTCAACTACAGCAAATACTAAATCACTCATAGCATAGGAAGTGGCAGTGCTTAATAAATCATAGGCATTAACACTTGGTACGGCTCCTCCTGCTATACCGACATTATATGAACTATCACTACCGCCATTAAAAGCATAAATCTTAACCAGGTTGGCTAATGTGGTTGAGGTAGTAGGTCCATTGGTATCTTGCACATCGGATGAGGCTACGGTAAATCCATCTACATCGAAGTTTAGTTTTTGATCATTCCAATATACGGCATTAAAAGTAAAGGTGGAAGTTGAAGTTCTTTCACTCAATACTAAAGTATAGGTCATAGTCTGACGATCCGCACTTAATTTTGCGTCCGTTATGATTGGTTGTTGAAAAGCACGACCATAAACAATAGGAATTTTATTTTCAGTTGCGGGAGGAAGTTGAACACGCACACCTTGATCTTGAATACCGCTACCGCCTCTTGCTCCTGGGCCATTAATTATTCTTGAGGTAGCATAGGCTAATCCTACACTGACAACCGTGGCAATAGCCGCATAGGTAAATGCTCCTGCTGCTATGGCTGCTCCTACCGTGGCAAAAGTCGCTCCTGTGACTGCTGCCGCTACATAAGCCCCTATTGCGGTAAAAATAGGCATCTTTAATCTCCAATCATATATGTGGCTTCAATGAATTTAAAACCACGCTTTTCATAGTCGAAATCAGGTGAATTTGCCATTTTACTAACGGTAAATCCTGCGATTTCTTCCGAATCTAATAACATTTCTGCTGCTTTTTTATACTGATGAAAAAGGCGTGCTCCTATACTTGTTTGACGATAATCTTCACTAACAAACCAGGCTAATTCACGCAGATAGATAGTTCGAGGTGTCCAGATATCCGGAACTTTTATACTTAAAATAAATCCTACTATTCTATCATCCTCTATAGCGACATAGTTAAGGCCGCTGTTTAGACATCGAATTAAAATCGTATGTATTTGAGCATAATCATAATTTTCTTCTCGACTTAAATTAGTCAATCCGGTTTCACCTGCGAATTGCTTAAGCAGTTCGAAGATTTGTCTAAAATCACTGCGTTCAAGATTTCTAATCATTAGCCAGCATCCCTAATATCATTATAATCTCTAGGTGGTTCTCCAGAACCTGATCCTCCACCGGTGCCTCCTTCACTGCTCACAGGTTTTCCAAAGTCGAATTGTGTATTAACCAGTCCGGGCACACGATCGAATGAAGTATCACCTGTGTATAAGGCCTTTTGATCTGTGGGATTAGTTCTGCGTCCGGATATCTGCTTTTCAAGTATGGCATGGACACTGCTCAAGTTTAACAAACAGGTATAAGATTCTGTTCTTGATTGAAGATCTTGATTATCACTGATAGTAAAATTACTGACATAACCATCATATCTTAAACTAACATTATCAGAACTTATAGTAAAATCTGGGTTAATAAATGCACGATATATTTCTACTCGACTGCCCTTAAGTGGAGTATTAAGAATAAGGCTCACATAACTTGACCAAGTGCCTAATCCTGCTTCACCTGGATCTTTAGGTATGCCACTTAAACTCATTTGTAGTGAATTGTTTGTGGCCTGTAGGTCATCCTGAATTTCAGCAAATCCTAAAAAATGTCCTAAACCTGTGTAGGTTGTTCCGCCTACCGTAATAGGACCATAGGTATTTGCTATGGTATAGGTTCCGGTATTAACCGTCATCTTAACAAGAACGCAGTGTTTAACTGCGGTGCCTGTGGTTGCGGGTAAAGTTATCATATTACTTTCTCAATAAGAACAAAATCATCAGTAAATTCAGCCCAATCTTTTTGTCTTAATCTATATGTGGGTATTTGACTGACTAACACACGCAGCGTAGTTTGAGTACCATAATATAGTGTTTGATTATTAACATTGATACCTTCACTGGTAATTAAGGGTCTATGTACCGTGGCGGTGAATGTTGAAGTATTATAAGGAGTACCTGTGACGGTTGCGGCAGTTGTGACATCACTAGTAACTATATAAGGGTAGCGACTATTTGCGGGTTGAATCCAATCTCCTGCTTTTAGATATTGACTTGTGCCTGGGAATACGCATCCGAAACTTATACCATCCCATTCCACACTCATAGTGACCGTAGTACCTGTGAAATCGACAATTTTAGGCGTTTGAACACAGGGACTACCTATACTAAAGTAATTGCCTCTATATTCATTAATATAACTTAAATTGCCCGAACCTATATATACTTGTGTTTCAGTATTACGATCCGCATTAACTATAGTTTCTAAAATACCTCTATTTTCACTAAACCTAAATCTCGCTGTAGGTGTTATTGTTATAACAAAGGGTTGAGCAGTGGCTCTTTCAGCAGTCTTAATACGCTGACTACGACTGATACTTTGACCTATGGTCTTACGGAGATCGAACTCCATAGTTTGAGCACTATTGATAATTGCTTGAATACTCATTATGCTAATCTCCTTGTAGGCTGACTACGACGACCTGTTTCTGTGACCTGATAGATAAACTGCGGATCACGAGACACTAATGCTCTAAAACTAGCGGCATCTACAGCCTGAATATTATAGGTTATATTAGTTCCTGCTCCACCTAGATTCATAGTATCCGCATTATTCATAATACTACCAGTGCTGGCAGGTATGAATAATTCAGGACCATTTTCGCCTACCATATAACCTCGGCCTCTACTAACAGGTCCGCCGCCTGCTCTGCGTCCGAATATATCTGCGGCTGTGGCACTAAAAGGACTATCACCTGCGGTTATACCAATACCACTAGGATCGATGGTCATACCGCCTGTTATAATTCTAAACACACTGCCTAATATACTGCGGGCTTGAGCACGAGCGAATTCTGCTATAAGACTATTGGCTAATTCTTTGAAACTGAATTTACCTGTTTGAACTAATCTAATAAAACTATCTTCGAAGCCTCTTGTGAATATATCTACATAACTGCGTGCCTGGTCATTGGCCCTGCGAGCGTTTTCAGCATAGACACTCCAGGCTCTTTCCCATCCTGCTGCGAAATCTTCCTGTTCAGCAATAGTTCTGTTGCGTCTTTCTTCAGCAGCAGATTTTTCTATTTCAGCAGTGGCATTTATACTATCTATAGCCTTTTGACGATCCGCAGGTTCCATCATAAGACTATTAAGTTGTCTTAACTTTTGTATGCGAGCAGTTTCAATTTGATTTATTTCTAATGCCAATTTGCGATCTTCTTCCCGACTATTTCGCATCATATATTCTAAATCGGATCTTTCTTTGGCTAATGAAACCTGTTCAGCATAGGAACGAGCCAGTTCAATACCCTGACTATTCTGTTTCTGTAGTTCATCTGCTGCTCGTGCTAATTCATCAGCATATTGCTGTGCTAATTCTTGTTGATCTTTGACCTGACGAACTAATAAATCTGTGTTAATTTTTTTAATTTGTTCGGCGGCACTAGCAGTAATCTTAACTCTTTCTAGTGCAGCACGGCCTTCAATCTCTTTGGTTCTTTCTGCTATCTCTGTAGCAATTTGAGAGGCACTTTTATCGTTGCCGCGGACTTCCGCTGCCATTTTTGCGATTTCAGCCTGACTATCAGAATTTATTTTAGCAAGATCACGAGCCTTTGTGGCTTCAATCTTTTGTATAGCATCCGCACTTTGTAGAGCAGTATTTAGAGCATTTTCAGCAGCAGTTTGATTTGCTATCTTTTCTGCTTCTATTCTACTGGCAGCGATTCTCTTAACACTTTCTCTGCGTGCCTTTTCTTCTTCACTTATGGCTTCTATAACGGTACGACCTGCTGAACCTTGAGTAGTAGGTATGGTAGGAAAATCTAATGCTGCTGCGGCCTGTTCAGCACTACGGGCTAATTCATCATTTCTCTTGCTTAATTCTTCAATAGCAATGCCAGTAGTAGCCACAGCACCTCCCGCTGCGGCTAATTTTGCTATCATACCTAAAGGACCTTTGCCTATTAGATTACTCAATCCTGCTGTTATACCTAAAGCAGCATTAATAGTGGTTATACTTTTTAGAATGCTGGCACCAAAGGCTAATCCTAATGTTATACCTACAATTTTTATAGCGAGGGCAGCATTTTCAGCACCTAATTTTTGATCACCTAATGCTTTTAATATAGGATTCAATGCTTCAAGAGCGGCTTTTTGTAGATTCTTATAGGCCTTTTCCATATTACCTATAAGTTCAGCACTATTTTTTGCCGATTCTTCAAGTTTAGTGAAATCTCCTGTTCGTAAGGCTTCAGCAAAGGCAGCAGGATCTATACTGCGGAATGCTCTACTTAATAAGGTAGTTGCTATGCGAGTTCTTTCTGATCCTGCTTCCATTGCAGCAAGACCTTTAACGGTTTTATCTAATAGATCACCTTCTGATAAATTACGCAGGTCATCTAAACTGACACCTACTTTCTTAAAGGCCTCTTGTAGTTTTAGACTACCATCAGCAGCAGCCTCGATTGTGTTAAAGAAAGATGTGATTACTCTTTCAGCATTTTCAGCCTTACCTCCTGCTTCTTGTAGAGCATTACTAAATGCACCTATTCTTGCTACACTAATACCTGTGGCATCTGAAAGGTCTTGTAGGCTTTCTGCCATACGCACAGCACTGACTACAAATGCTCCCATTGCTGCTAATGGGATAGCAGCAGCAAGTCCATTAAGTCGGTCTGTGGCCGCACTGACATCAGCAGATAATTTCTTAATATTATCCGCACCATCAGTTTTTATTCTTAAGATAAAATTCTCTACGGTTGCCATAGGTTATCCTTTACTGATCTTTTCTATATATTTTATTAGGTCATCTGTGGCGGGCTGACTCATACCTTTAGGTGCTTGAACACTGCCTCTCATTTGACCATCTCTTATGCCTCTGCCTTCATCTAACACACGAGCATAATCATAATTTGTCTGTATTTCATTCTTACGCAGTTTTGTGTTTCTAAAAGCATTGCCAGTGCGTTTAGGTGTGTAGTATCTAAATCTCTTAAAGGCAAAATCAGCCAGTTCCTCTTCTTTAAGAAGTGAATTTAACTGATCTAATCTGCGATTTATTTCACCACTCACGATTTTGTCCTTTGAACAATATTAATTAATTCTTGTTCATCATAAAGTGCGGGATCATCAGGATTATTTTTGTGATTCTCCCAAGTCATCATAACATCTGCTATCATAATGTCGTAGGTAGTGGCACGATCAAGTACTTCACTGGGAAGTAAATGATAAGTTTTTGCCAAATTACCCACGGTTATCATTACTGCGGTTTCCCAACTTCCTCTGTCGATGACTTGGTTTTTGACTTTCCCAGAACTTGATTAATCCTGGTTAAGATTGCCAAGGTAATATCAACAGGCAGTATTTCATCTTCTTTTAAGATATTTTGCCCTTGTGAATTCAATAAAATTTTACTTAATACCCGATTGAATTGTTCAGTATCAGCAACATTTTGACTGCGATAAAAATCGAAGTAGGTCATAATATCCAGATGATCTCTCATCCAGAAACTGATAGATTCTCCATATTCCGTAATGATCTCTGGGTCATCTATAACCACTTCTACTAATTGGGGTTTCTTTGCGAATTTACCTAAATCCATTTATCTTTGATCCTTTCTATCTTTTATAATGTGTAGGGCAAGTAGAGCAAATCTTAATCTACTTGAAATCTTTTCAGCATCGCCTTGAAGGCAACGCAGTTCATTTGTGCTCTTGGCTATTTCTGCTTCGATGCTTAAAATTAATTGTTCATCTGAATAATCTTTTAAGTCCATTTTATATCCTTTTAATCTATATACATACTTATCGACCATAAAAAATAAGGGCTCATTTAGAGCCCCTATTCTTGACCTTTTTAAGAGATCTTAAACGGTTCCGCTGGTAATATCACCATCTACGGCTAGCGTAATTGGAGACACCCAGACTGGAGCCGTAGGATTAACCGTTGGGGCTAATCCTGTTAGATAACCAGAACCACTAACATACTTGGCACCGGTACTGCGTCCATTAAAATAGACACGGAAATATACCAAGGTAGCATTATTAGTTAAACTAAAGATACCTGAAACACCATTTGATCCGGTAAAGAATGTGGTGTCATCAAGCACGAAGTTCCCGCTGATGCTGTTGTTTGCTGGGGTAGGAACGGTTTTAGTACTGAATGTATCTAATTGGTTCCACTGAAAAGTTCCCACAGCATTATTGATTGTGATGTCTTGTAAGGCTGGCACTACATATCCGCTGCTGGTTGTTGAGATCGTAGCAGTTGAGATTTGTAGAGTAGCCTGACTATTAACACCAGAAACATTGATGTATGCCATTTATTTTTCCTTATGTTGTTGCGACGCGAATTCTATACTCGAAGGTATAGACAATCACATCCTCGTCCATTTCCACAGAGTAATCACTTTCTTCATCGAAATTGACTACGCCTGTGCTACTCTTTGCGGTTAATATTTGTAGAACTGCCGAATCAGTTTGACTAGGAGGATTTTTAGCATCCACAGCAAGATAGGCTCTACAGGTATAAAGATTCTCGAAGACTTCAGAACCACTTAAAACAGGAAATAATGTGCCCTGTTCAAGTACTTCTTGATCCACATAGATTTTCTTCATATTTTTTCTATACAAGGGCTGACCATTTTGACTCCAAGGCAATTCCGTACTCACACTAAATTGAGTCAATGTTGCTATGGCTGTGGTAATCCCTGATATAATACCTGCTCTCATTATCTTACTCTGGTTAGATTAACACGAGTGGGCATCTTCTCGGAATTAGTAATAATACCAGTTCCATCGAAATCATACCAATCACCTGCGTTAATTAATGTGCGAAATAGTTCCCCGAATTTAGCCTGATAAAATCCTATCTTACGATATTCTGCGTTATCTTCATTTGAGAAATCTGCTACTTTAGGTAGTAGATATTCATATAACACAAGATAAACACATAGATCTGTCCAGTCTTGAATACGAGCCTTAAACTTGTTAGCATTAGGCACAGGAACATCTATTAGCCCCTGTGTGCTCACATCGGTATTGCCCTTATCCTCTACGAGAAAATAACTTTGCCACCACGCAGTATCCTTTATCATATAAAGAATCTTTTGTGTGGCTCGCTCGCCGAAACCATCTTCGTCATCTACTAATCCGGCACTAGCAATGATTTCATTAGCCTCGAAGACACGACTATCTCTGCTGACACAATCAAGGTAGTCGCAGAAACTTACTACGCCTGTTCTATCACTAATAAAAGCCATTGCGATTCTCCTCTATTAATCTAAATCTGTTTCCGCAGTTATCTTAACACCGTGAGTGCTCTGTAGAACACTGGCACCCATAACTGCCACAACACTCATATCTGTAGCACGATTCTGTGGTAGATATAGTGTGTTTAGAGTTAGACCGCCACGCTCTGCGATACCCACTGCTGTAGGTGCGAATACGCCGTTAATGAACGCAGCACTGGCTGGATCGTCTGTGCGAGCCTTGACCAATGGTGATTCAATTACGGTCACTCCACCGATATTTCCCAGTACACCAGTTAGCAGAAGATTATTACCACCGGCACTTAAAGCAGGAACATTTGTTGAGGCTCCGCTGTATAGTGTTTGAACGGTCATCTGCTTCTTGATATAATAGGCACATCCTGGATGAACAACGGCATAGTATGGACCCATAACCTTGCTTTGACGCAGTGTAGCAGCAGCCTTCATAATTAACTCAACGGTTAGTTCTGTTGTGGTAGAACCGATGTCTGTTGAGAAATTATCGAAAG